GCGTTAGTTAATTTATCTTTGGCGACATCTTTGATAGCATCTTTTGCATTTGGTGGTATTGCATTTACCGCGTTCGCTAGTAAACTTAGGTTTTCGAGAAATTTCTCGTAGCTTTTGATTATCATCTCGTTACGTCTATTTTAAGTCTGTTGTTCGCTGTGAGTGTTGATGCTACGTTTTCTGATGCCACTAAAGGAGATCCGGATCCGTATTGTGTACGTATCTTTTTGTAGGATTCTGGTTTTATATTTAGTTCGAAAGGTTTAAACTTTTTATCTTCTCCTATCAATCCTAACCAAAATATTTCCTTTATTTTGAATGATTTAGTGTTGTCTGTATCTTTATTTGCACCAGTGTTGTATGTTATGGTGAGCTTGTTTTCTTTTTTGAAAATCTGATCAAGAGCTTTTTTATCTTTTGTGTATCTCATCTCAAATTTGTCGGTTCCCTGAGCCCTTTCTTCCATTTTTACAATGTCTCCTTTTTCGACTTTCCATTTTCTACCATCCATTGCATCCGCGTTTTCGGATTTGGTTATTAGTTTGTCAAAGAAGAACATAGTTTTGCTAAATGATACAGAATTAGGTCCCTCAATCATGAAGTATCTTGTTGTATCGACTGGATTTCCATCTTTGTCTGATTCTGTCGTCAACGCTGCAAAAACCATTCCCTTCTTCCATGGTGCATTTACTATCTGGTTCTTTGTAAATCTTGTGATTTGTGTTGATGTTGCAACCGCAGTTGATGTTCCTGCATTTACACCTGCATCATTAGATCCAGGTATTGTTGTATCTTTGACTTCGCCGTCCTTAAGTTCACCAAAATACTTCTCTATAAATCTCTTCTGTGCACCTTGTGTAGTTCCATCTTTGTAGAGTTCGTCACCATCCAACATATCGTTCATAAAGGTTCTTAGTTTAGCACCGGCACCTTCCCTGAATTCGTAGTCTTCTTGTTTAACCGGATTGGGTACTTTTGGAATTCTTAGTTTAGTTTTTGGAGTAAATATAAACTCAAATTTTCTGTTACCCATTATAGAGAGAACCGCGTCCTCCCATAAGTTGAATATCTTATTATTTCTGAATGGTCCGGCCCATCCGTTTAGATCACCTCCTGAACTTCTACCACCAAATGATGTGTAATCCTTATACACCGTGGGTGATACTTTACCATCTTTTCTCTTTGATATTGTCGGTACAGTGTGTAATTTATAAGCTCTATTGAATAATCTAACTATTTGTATAATAGGATCCATTCCTGGTATTATAAATGTGTCTTTTTTCTGTTCGGTTATTTTATCGAAGTTCTCACATATTTTTATTATTTCGGCTTTATCCATAATATATGTCCTTACCGTTTTACAATTTTTATCAAAGAACTCTTTTATTCTTTCGGATACGGTTCCTGTTGCCACTGCATTTGGTTCGGTCTGTGTCGTCTGACTTTGTGCCTGATTTTGACCTGATGCAGTTGCACCTGTTTGTGTGTCTGTAGTAGTATCATCACCATCAGCTTCACGTATCAACTTGAAACCAATATAGTTTAATAATCTACTTTCTTTTATCGGTTCTGTTTTGTTGTTTAGTTGTTTGAGTGTATTTACGAAGTTCCTGGTTGGTTCAGATACAGCACTCAATACATCGTAAAGGTCTGCGTCATTTACTTGGTATGCTCTGAGTGCAAATTTGGATATTTTCCATGCCATATCAGAAACGTAATATTTCTTACCATCCACCTCTATAATTTCTGGTGATCCGGCACCGAGTGTATCACCTACCTGTTTTTTGGTTAGGTCCTCAGCTTCCATAAGTTTGTCGGGTGTATAGTTTAGTGTTGCCTTCTTTTTACCAACCATATACTCTCTTACTTCTCTATATAAAACGGATATGTTCTTCGCATATTTCTTTTTATCGTTGAGCATATCCTTTATTAAATCAATCGTTACTGGCATTTTGTTGTTATCACTAAGAGCTTTTATACTATCTCTATATTTTGAGAGTGCATTTAGTGTGTTTGTTTTGACAGTGCTTTCATCACTACCCTTACCAACCATTCTGAGTATTCTCTCTTTTAGTTTCTTAATGAAGTCTTCGAATCCCTTTGTTGGATCAGTTGGTAACATACTGGTCTCTACCTCTTCTGTTAGTAGAGTTATTTGTTTACCTTCTTTATCTTTTGTTGGAAGTGCGTCGTTTGGTTTATAATTTGTCATCCAGGCGTTTTTAGACTTTAGTGTTTCTATGTCTATTCCTGTTTCTTGGCTAATTTTTTGAATAGTGTCTCCTTGATTGATGGTTCTCTTTATATCTTTGTTATTTTCACCTTTACCAGCCTCAATTGCAAGTCCGAAACTCGTCATACCTTCCAATATACCTTTTAGTGCCATCAGATTACTTATTTCAAGCTTGTCTGCTTCGTCTTCTTCCTTGTCTTCTTCCTCTTCTTCCTCTTCTTCTGACTCTTTACCACCTTCATCATCTTTAAATTGTTCGAGAAATTTTTTGAAATCTTCTAATTCCTTTTTAGGAACTTCAAGTTTCATCTCTTTACCTACTGGTTTTTCTAACAATTCATTGGTTAGACTTAGTGCGGAGTCAGTTGCAAACTTAATTTCACCAACGTTACCCTCATTATCTACGAGTATAACAAGTGCTTGGTATAAGGCACTTATTTGCACTCTATAAATTTCAATTCTTTCTTCGTCGGTCTCTAAGTTTTCTACTATTCCCTCTATTGCAAGTCTGTTGAACTCGTGTTCTAATCTTCTTATTACCGGTCTTATTCTTACGAGGTTGGCCATTATTCCGATTTTTCGTATCACGTGTGAGAAAATTCTTCCAAGTGCGGTGTCGTAGAACGCATCTTCGTTATAAAAAGGTCCGCCTGTTCCTGTGCCTTCGTTTAGTGGATAGACTTCTTTTAGTATATCGGTCTTTGTCTCTATGAGTTTCGTGCTTCTTAGGAAGTCTTCTCTTCTGGTAAGGTACTTCATCGTAGTATTATTAAAGTTTCGTGTATATATAATTTTTTAGTCCTTAAAAATTGTGTATTTGGATATTTTCTGTATATTTGTAGAAAGTAAAAGATATGACGCCATTTGACATCGACCGTATTATATGTTTGAACGTTAGGCAACACAGCCTTACACAACTTTTTACTATAAGTAGAAAGTATGATATTGATTTCCCTACACTCGTTCAATTGAAAAATGAGTCAGGTGATGGTCCTTGTTCAAAAACTGGTAAGGTTTGGATTGATTTGAATATTCTTGAGGTGATTGCGTATGAGTCTTTGGCGATGTTCTATGAATATGAGAATAAAGGTGGATCACAAAAAAAATATTATCCTAAAAAATTCACATTGTTGCAGGATTATGATGCAATCGGTTATTATGATGAGATAAAGTTATTGAAACCAATTTCCACACCGAAACTTGGAAAGTCTGATGAGAACCTCATATATTATACTTATTATAAGGGTAAAGGTTATGAACTTGTTGTTGAGTCTTTCGATAGATTGTTGAGTGGTGAACAAAAACCTAAAAAGGAAAGACTCACCTTAGAATCATTGACTATTGAGATGTTAGAGGCGGTTGATCGAGAGGATTATGAGCATGCTGCAAAATTGAGAGACAAAATTCGCTCGATGAATACAGGAAAGTAGAAAATATTAAATCTGGTCGGGTAAAAAACCGACCAGATTTTTTTTTTGTGAAATAGTCGCAGTTGTTCGTTAATATATATGTCAAATATATTTCACATGTGATGGTGAATAGTAGATACTTAGAACTTCGTGTTGGTAACAAAACCTACACAAACCAAAGGGAGATATCAAATCTCCTTATATCCAAAGGATTTTCGTGGATTGTAAACTCTACAATTGAGGATGCAGTACTAGAAATAAGAAGGGAAACACTTATATGGCATTCAGGCTTATTCCTTGAGGGAGATTGGCATTATGGCATATTCAAAGATGGTAGATTCTGTGGAAACTGGATTGCCGGTGTTTTCGAAGCAGGTGTGTTTGATGTGACACAAGCCTGATTCCAAAAAATAATCATATGTGTATGAGAAGGAGAAAAGTCGACCTTCAGGTTCGTGGCAACTGTTCGGTTTTCGATGATGGTATTTTGAAGATTAGTAAAGAGGCGAGTAATTATTATTTCGAGATTGGTGGTGAGGTAACGTTTGACGTTGCAGAGGCAGTGGCCATAATGATGAGGGTTATTGATTGGTCGTCACCTGTTTGGACAATAGGTCTTTCCGATATAGACACATCTAAGATGTCACCTGAAAGGGCACTTTATTGGCTTAGTGGTGGTAACGCGGAATGGAAAAGTCTTGAGAATTATGACAGACCATGGTGTGAGTGTTATCTCGATTTCCAAGAGGAGTTTGGTGGTTTGGTTTATAATATAATTACGAATTCTTCAAATATGATGGATATTCGAAATGCGTATGTTGATAAACTTGGACTTACTACACTTTATGAGTTTGCGTTGAGTAAGAATTTTGTTAAATGATTTTACATAAATTATATAAAACCCGTTGAAAGACGGGTTTTTTGTTTTTAATATATAAGTAATGGAAAAGGTTATTAGAGTTTGTAGAAAGCCATTTTGTAAAGCACACTTCGAAGTTGATAAGATTGATTCGGAAGAAATTTCCTATCCTGAATTTTGTCCAAAGTGTGTAGGTAATGAGAGAAACGTTTCCTGGGAAGATAAAAAATATGAAGGAGAAAGATGGGATGGAACTCCACATGAATTTTCCTATAAAATAAAGAAGTATTACTGATGAACGCACATTTCTTCGATATTGATACAATTATAAAGGATGGTGCGATGGTTTGGATCGTTTCTCGTTCAAAACCATCTGAGTGTATTCTTAAGGTTAGTCAATCTGATTACAACCTTATGAAGAAGGGTATTTATAGGTCACATGGTAATTTGATACGATTTGGTGGTGTTGATTACTACCTACCAGATAATATAATGTCAGATCTTGTAGTCCGTTGTAAAAAAGTCAATGTTGATACTTCCGATTTGGCATTTTCGATGCGAGAGTTTATGGATCCTGAGTTGGTTGATACATCAGTTAAGTCAATAGACCTTGATGTGATGAGACATCTTAATAACACAGAGGATGATGTATACATAATTTGCTCAAGAAAAATAAAGAATTCATATGAGGTTCTTATACGTAAGTTAGAAGATAAATTAGAAGACTTTGGTATAAAACCAGACTATTATTATGTAGGTGAAACTCTTTATGATCGAGATGAGGATGAGGTGTCTTTTGATAAAGTAAGACTGTTGGTACAACATTTAGTTGGTTTGAAGACAGAGGGTCGCAATTTTACAGATGATGTAGTTAAGAGATATGATAAGATATATTTTTATGATGAGGATGATAGTGCGACAAAACTCGCGTGTTCGATATCTTCTATACTTACATTACTTGTTCAGAATAGTGCAGCGAGTGCAAAGGATTCGATTAGGAGTTTGGTAAAGGATAATTCACCAGTTCTTGTTGTGAATTCGGTTACTCCGAATTTGGCAAATCGTTTTGTAACAAAGGAAATTAAACTTGAATATTCTTCTCTTATAAAGTCTTTTGAGTCATATAGGTATTTAGGTTAGTCTTTTTTACCTCTATCCTCTTCTCTTTTCATCATTGCGGTTTTTATCAATTCATTCATATCACGACTATTCATAATTTGTCCATCAGTTTTTTCCTGATTTTCATCCTCGAATTTGTTTTGATTTGCGTTTTCTATTTCACCACCACCCATATCTTTTCTTAGGTTCTTCCAGAATTCCTCTAATTTTGTTTTCTGACCTGATAGAAACTTTGCGTTCTCTCTTATTTGTCCAACAGTTTGGTTTAAAACTTCATGCATTCTGGCAGAACCATCACCATTATCAACCTGTCTCATCTGTGTTAGAAAGTTCTTTCTGGTCATTCTTGTTAAGAAGAGTGCTTCAGCGTATACCATAGCATCTTCTTTCATTTTGTTCTTTATGTATGGGTGTTCCTTCAATCTAGGTACGTCGCCTATATACAAGTCAACTAATGATTCTAATACCTCCATTGCTTGTTGTGTAGAGACGGTTAGATCCGAGTCATAGTCATAAATTTCAATCTCTCCTAAATCCGGAAGGTCTTCTGGTCTTGCTAGGTGCGTTGAGAAGTCATATTCGGTTCCTTCTGATTGTATCTGTTCGAACTCATCGTGTATTCTATTTCTTTCGTTGTTCTGCTTCGACATCTGTAGGGATGTTTTTTCGATATATATAAAGCAAAACACGTTTCTCCTGTTATATGGCTGAAAAAAAGAAAGAAGAAGTTCGTCAGATGGTATTCACCACAAAAATCGTGGATGAATCAACTGAGAAAATAAATGATGGTGTACAACTCAAAAAGTTCCAGAATCCTTGGTTAAAGAGTGAGGTTGGTCTAAAAAGATCTGGTGTAGTTTTCCGACTTTCTGCAGAAGAACAACAGGAATACATACGTTGTGCAGTTGATATACATTATTTCACTGAAAAGTATTGTAAGACTAAAAGAGAGGATGGATCCGTAGGTTCTATACTTCTTAGGGACTACCAGAGTGAGATTCTCGATAACTTTATGAACAACCGGTTCAACATATTAATGGCCTCGCGGCAGGTTGGAAAAACGGTATCTTCTGCAATATTCATATTACATACTATACTTTTCAATAACGATAAGAACTGTATGATTGTGGCGAACAAAGGTGATACGGCGATTGAGATTGTTGATAAAGTTAAATCAATATACACACTTTTACCATTTTTTCTAAAACCTGGTATAAAGACTTGGAACCAGAAGTCGCTCACATTTGATAATGGTTGTCGTATAAAAACTTCGGCTAGGTCAAAGACACCAGCGATTGGTTTTACCATTGACGTTCTCTATCTTGATGAGTTTGCACACATTCCGTCGAATATTATAGAGCCATATTATACCGCAGCATTCCCGACCGTATCTGCGGTTCAAAATTCAAAGATAATCATAACGTCCACGCCGAATGGTATGAACCTTTTCCATAAGTTGTTGACTGATGCTGAAAGACCTGATGGTGATCCATTGAAGAATAACTACAAACCGATGCGTGTGTATTGGTACCAGGTACCTGGTAGGTTTGTTACTTATCTTAGATTGAATCCGCATATGCTTCTTCGACATGGTGTTACAAAGGATGATATATTCCGTGTTTTTAATGAACGTTTTGGTGAAAGTACAAATGTTAAAATGGAATTCAACATTGACTTACAGAAGGATGTTATACACGTTTTCAACAATGATAAATGTTCTGATGAGATGGTTAGGTCAATTTCATTCATTGATTCGAGAGGTTATGAGACTTCTATGCTTTCTATTGCAGAGGTTACGACATGGAAAGACGAGGCTGTGAAGGATATTGGTGGTGAAGATGCATTCAACCAGGAATATGGACTTCGTTTCATAAACTCGAGTAAATCTTTACTCAATGAGGCTATAATAGATGATTTACTTAAATCTAAGAGAAACTACGTACATAGTGAGTTGGATGAGTTCTCTCGACTTAAGTTCTCTTATGATGAGTTGAAGTGGATAGATGATGATGATGTTTATATTCCAATGAAACGTAAGGACTATAAAGTTGTTGTCTCTGTTGATATATCTGAGGGACTTGGTCAGGATTATTCTGTTATAAACATATTCCGGGTATCAGAGAAGTCGCGTGAAGTGATTGATGTGCAGAAGTCTATGTATAAGTCGGTTGTGGATTTCTTTCGACTTGAACAAATAGGTATATTTCGAAACAATTTTGTATCTGTGAAACAATTGGCAGAGGTTCTATATCTAATTGTTTTTGAATACTTCAATCCTGATAATGTCAAAGTGGTTCTTGAACTTAACAACTATGGTAATACTTTGTTGGCAGAAATGCCGCATGTTTTTGATGGTAACAACAATTATGGATCTTCTGTCTTTGTTAGGTATAAACACAGAGCCGATGCAACAGAGGAGAGAGTTGGACTTAAAGTAGGTGAGAACAAAAATCTTTTAGTTAAGGACTACCAGGATCTAATGTATTCAAAGTCTTTTGTCATTACTAATGAGGATAACATACGAGAGATTACGACTTTTGTAAAACACACAACTGTTGCGGGTAACATAAGATATGCTGCAGATGTTGGTCATGATGATACTGTTATGACTATTGTTAATGCATCCTCTATATTTTCCAAGCATGAGTTCCGTGAGATGATTGAGGAGTGGAGTAAGATGTTCAGTCCAAAAGAATTTATGGATTATGTCAATGAAGAGTTGAAAAGATTGGATTTTGTTGAGGGTGTTGATTATGGACAGGTTCTGCGTGCACGTAAGATGAATAGACCTAAAGGAAACATCTGGAATAATGATTCAGATATAAACTGGTTTGGAACGAAGAATTAGTCTTCGTTCCAATCAGTTAATTTATATACTACTTAGTTCGCTTCCATAGTTACGGAAAGACCAGCACCTTTTAGTTTATCTTTCATTTCTGAAATTAAATCATAGTCTCCGTATTTTACATCACATCTTCCTTTGAAGTGTACGATGTGTGCACATTGGTTAGCTTGTTCGTACTCATGTTTACACACTTTCATTAGACATGTGATTACCCAATCGAAACTATTATAATCATCATTTTCTAAAATCAACACATAAGGTTTTGATAAAATCTCCTCTACCTTAGACTCTACTTGTTCTTTAACTTTTCCCATATTTTTTTATTAGTTTTTATTTGAAAGGATTGAATGTTTTTAATGTTTTGTTAACTACGTCCACAACGGTTATATTCATATTTCTTTTGGTTGCTTCTATTTCTGCCCACTCTTCGAAATGAGGTAGGTGTTCTTGTCGATCATCAAACATTATGAATTCATCGTATTTTTGTTCGTCTAATTTCTGTCCAAAAAGTTTCTTTTTGAAGTCGAGTGTATCTCCTCCTGAGTTTAGGTGAACTTCGTTGAATGTTAAATCATTCTGTTCGAATATTTTGTCAATATTCTCTCGCATACCCTTTACCTTATTTAACCTTCCGGTTGCCACTATTACTTTTGTTTGTGGATTGTCTACGTGTTCAAAATACTTTTCTTTTACCCATTCATTCATTGGTATTTCGAATATGTCAGCGTCAAGTGTTTCATGTTTGCCCCACCATCCTATGTATGGCCATTCTTTACCTGTTGCTTGTTGCCAAATATTTTTACCTTCTTCTGGACCAGGTGTATAAAACAACGTGTCATCGAAGTCGAAGCAGACTAATTTTTTTGTCATTATTACTTTTTATTTTATATGTACAAATATACGGATTATATATAACGAAAATTTGTACAGTTTATGAAAAAGGATAAATATTTTTTCATCTATGTTATTCTGTTTCTTTTTGTAGTTTCTATTTTTTATAACTATCGTGGTTGTGAAAAAAATACATCTACCGTTGATGCTACCTATATTAGAAGGATAGACTCATTGCATTTCACGAACATATATCTTCAAAGAAGGTTAGATGATATTATGTCTGAGACTAAAAGAAGTGATAGTTTGGTAGATGTTCTGCGTGAAAGAATTGATTTATTAGATTCGCAATTAATTTCAGCAAGAGTTGACGTTAAAAGAATGCGTCTTGCACGTGCCAATAACGATAAGAAAATAAAGTCCGTTATGGATTCTAAGGTTGATTTGAGTGATGAGGATATGTTGGACTATTTTAAAACAAAATTACCAAAATAATATGAGGATTGTTTTTATTTTTATGACTTTTTTATTTTCTGCACTTTTGTCATTTTCACAGGAATCTCCCACTATAATAACCAAAGATGGTAAAAAGTGGTTCTGTTTTGACAGAAAACACGCAGAATATTTATATAAACTCGTTCAAGTTAATGAGGTTATTAATAGAGATAGAATGGAGTGTGATACACTCGTTCTTTCTTTGGATAAGGAAAACTCATTGTTACGTAATCGTGTTACGGTTTCTGATAGTGTTATTTATGTTCTTAGGAAAGGATCTGTTTTGAGAGATAGTGCTATTGCAAATCAGGTCGAACAGATACGTAATATGAGTTCTGCTATAAAAATTCATTCAGATAAAGTCGGTGAGTTAGAGAAAGAGACTCATGACTTGGATGAGAAGTTGAGAAAAGAGAGACCCAAAAAGTTTTGGATGGGTTTTGGAGGTTTTGTTGTTGGTGTATGTACTGTTTTGGTATTTGTACTTTAAATGATAAAAAGGCGTTTTTCTAACGTAATATATAATAAGATAAAAAAAACTAAAAGAAATGAAATACATCAGAACATTTGACTCTTACAAAGATGTAAAGAAGAAATTGACATCTGTTGATCCAGAGATTTTTACACAGGCCATGAATGAGTCTGTATTGCAAGTTGGTGACCTTTATAAGGTTAGATCTATGGTCGATATACCGCAATCACTTATAAACTCTTATATTAAGAAAGTTAAGGACACAACTGGTAAGAACCTTCGTCAGTTCTTCGGTGATGTTGAGATTGCAGAAGAACTTTTAAAGTTCATAACTATATCAAATCTTGACGTTGATAAAATACCAGGTAACGCATTGATGGGTGGTTCACAGGCACAAGTACAAGGCACACAAGTACAGGTAGATGTTGCACAGACTACAACTGATGAAGTACCTGCTGCTCAAACTACTGAGGTACCTGCACAAACACAAGTACAAGTGCAAACTACTGAGACACCTGTTGCTCAACCTGCTTCGGACGAATTTGAAGAACCTGCACAAGTACAAACTACTCAGGGACAGACACAGGAAGAAGAGGAAGAAGAGAAAGAAAATGAAGAAGAGGAAAACGAAGAAGAACTTCCTTTATAATATTTGAAAAATTTAAAAAACCCGTCTCAAAGACGGGTTTTTTGTTTTAATATATAACGATATGAGGTATTTAAAGACTTTTGAGTCGGTCACTGTTTTCAATCCGACGGATATTATAGAACAATACTGGGAGGTAGACTTCAACTTATTGAAGGATATGATTGACTCACTAGCACTGACATACGACTCACATGAGTTCGAGATAGTATTCTATATTAGACAGAATGGTGAACTATGTAGAGTATTTGAATATGACGGTACTAAATTCAAAGAAGGTCCTTATTGGCACAACTTGTCCGCAGTGATTGAGAATGGTGAAAGTGGACATAGTAGTATAGAGCCGAACATCGAGTTCTGGGTCGAAATGCCAAATGACTACGATGGTTTCGTAAAAGATTTAAATAATTTCATATCTGACTCTGGTATTCCTTATCATTCCTCCGGTGTGATAGAACTATCAGAAAATATTTTCTTCTCGTTGAGATATAGTGGTGATACTGAAATTTATAAAAATTATTACCAAAAAAGATACGGGATGAATGAGTCTTCGCTTCCTGATCCAGCCACGTTAGTTATGGATAAATGGAATATCGATCCTTATGAGTTCAGAGACATCGTGACTGTCACTCTCGAAGGCTTCGATGAGTACGACTTCGAATTGAAATTTTCAATAGTTTATAGACACAACAGGTATCACTTAGTTGAATTTGACGCTGGTAAGTTAGTTTGGTGTAAAAATCTAACTTATGACATACAAACTTATCTTGATCTTTTCAATGATGTACCTGACGATGTTGAGGTTTTTATATCACTAATCTTACCAATCGACCGAGACAAAGAAAATGTAGACTACGTTGAATCAATATGTAAAGAGTTCGATGAAAGACTTTCTCTTTGGAGTAGTGATTGGCGTCCTAAGGAGATAATTGACATTTTAAGAAATAATAATTATCTGACTACGATAGGTTTCTTACCATCTGCAAGAAAGGAATACGTTAAGAAGATAAATCCATTCCTTAGAAAAAAGAAATAATGTTATGAGGTATCTTAAGACATTCGAGTCACACTCTTCAAAAAACGTTCTTATAATAGTAGACGTACAGAAGTCTTTTTCTAAATTCTTCACTGAAAACTATGTAAATCAACTCAAAGACTATAGTCGTGGTTTTGGAAGAGTTTATCAAATCTGGGACAATCATGTCGAGGGTAAGGATGTAGATAAAGACTATCTATATGATGAGGATCCTGATATGCCGATGAATGGTGATCTTTACGATTTTCCAAATCAAAGTGATTTAATCGAGAAGAGATATAATTATGACGTAGATGCAGACTTCTTTCGTAAGATACTCGATAAATCTTTATACGATGAGATAAAGTCTAAGGAGGAGGAAGGTTCACTTGTAAAGGGTGATAGTTTTCCAACCAAAGAGGGTACGTTGATAATCTATATAGGTAATAATCACAAATGGTACCATATGCCAAAAAAACTACATGACCTGTTTGGTGAGATAAGTCAAGCACAATCGGTGAACGAAAGTTTGTCTGTTGAGGATGTTATACTGGTTGGTGGTGCCGATCGTGAGTGTCTCGATGATGTTGAGGTTGCTGCAAAAGTTATGGGTGTTCGTTTGAATAGAAATGCTAATTTTATTTACTCTGCCACCAGTTGTCCGATAAAATAAAAAGTTTGTTATGCCAGCAAAAACAAAGAGACAATTCAAATATATCTGGGCAATGCGCAGGAAGTACAAATCTAAGAAGAAGGCACCAAAGTATATGAAATGGGTTTTCGGTAAGGAATGGACTGATGTTTCATACAAAAACCTTCCAGAGAGTATTAAGACTCGTTATGTTCAGAGTTATATAGATTTTATAAATGAAAAAATGGCTTAAACCCCTACCGCTGCATAAACCTCGTAATCTGCAATTTTAAAAACTATTTCCATCCACTCTTGAAATCTTTCAGGATCTTCATAGATATTTACTCTTAGTGTAAAGTTTATTCCGTTAACTTCTGGTATGAACTTTCTTACTTGCTCCTCTATTTCACCTTCGATGAAGTCTGCTGATAATCTTGTTTCGAAAAGGTATTCTTCTAAGTCACAACCAAAATCTGGTTGACCGAATATCTCACCTTTATTTGTTAGTATTAACATCTCATATTTCTGAAGGATGACATTTATAGGATCATCCTCTATAATTTTTTTTATCTCGTATCTCGGGTGTCCTTTGTAGGATATGTAGAAGTCTTTGAAGTCCATACTCTATATATAAAAGTACTCAGCCTTTTAATATTTCGCGGAATTTTCCAACCGCAGACATTCCTAATACAATTGGATCAGTGTTTGTGTCTAATAGTGGAACATATTCTGCGATTACGTGATTACATTCGAATAATTTATCTACTCCTTTGTTCGATTCAACACACCAGTCTATGAACGGTTTACCCATAAGTCTTAGCATATCTGATATTTTGTCTGGTCCAAACGTGTTCATTAAGAAGTGGTATATCTCGTTGTAGTCGTTTTCACCGTATAAAATTGAGTATAACTCGTTTCTATCTTTTATTGAGACATTTCCACCCTCATTGCAATCATCACCTGCTAATAGGAAGTCATCTACTTCTACTATTATTTTTCGAAAGTCTGGAAACCATCTGTTTATTATCGGAACGAGTTGTTCCTTTGACATTTCCCTTTTTTCTGCGGGTAGTATTACATTCTGTATTCGTTTGTATATCTCCTGCTTCATATATTTTTCCTCCTCCAGGTTCTGACAATCGAAATCTATCATCTTTATCCTGGATTTCATACCACCTCTAACCTTATCGATGTGGTTTGTACACATTATGAATCTAACGCCTCTGTTGTTGTACTTTTCTATAAAGGCTTTTAGGGCATCTTGGTATTGTGGTGAGATTCTTTCAAACTCATCGAGTAGTACGTATTTCTCGTCTGAGTTCGTTTCAAACATTGGAATTCTTCGACAGAAGTTTGATATCTCTTCTCTTAGGTAGTCTATTCCTGTGTCTTCGGAACAGTTCACGTCCATATATGCTGTGTCCTTAGTGTATTCACCTATCAATATTCTCGCCAAACTGGTTTTACCAGTTCCGAAGTGTCCGTGGAATATGTAATGTTGGGTTATACCATCTTCGAACCTTTTACGTATACGTGGTAAAAGGATTAGATCATCAATGTTTTTGGGTCTCCATTTTTCCCAAAGTAGTGGATTTTTGTTTGACATGTTTGTGGGGTAGAAAGTTTACTTAATATATAACCATATGATAGGCGAAAAGTTTAACTATGAGGACGTTTTCTTTCGAGATTTAACGGTCTGTGTTCTGGATACTCTTGAGAATCAGATACAATGGGTTAATAGGTTTTCCTCGGGTGATAGACACGTGAAGGTTCCTATTTACTATTCTATGACTGGTGATGAGAGATTTTTACTTGATAGTTTTTCTGATGATATAGTTTCTGATTCTAGGTATGTTGAACTAAATACTGACATAATACCAAGAGGACATCTCACACTAACCGGTTTTAACATAAAATCTGAGGAGTTTGCTAATCCAAATGTTTGGCTCCGAACCGTTATTGAGAATGAGAATGAAATCAGACGTGTACTTTCCAAAGTTAGAGCGGTTCCAATAACCGTTAATTATGACCTAACGATACTTCTTTCGAGTGAAATTGATAGTTTTAAGTGTAGTCAGTCCATACTTAATGCACTCTGGCTTTATAGGTTTATGTATTTCGAGTTCAATTTTATGCATGTTGATGCTGTCATAACAATGCCTGATAGTAGTACCGTTGAGATGTCTAGAGAGAAGAACCTGACATCTGACAATAATATAAAATTGAAGGTTACTTTCACTGTTGATACTTATTATCCTGCATACAGACCTGACCGAATTTCTGATACTGGTTATGTAAGTAATGAGGGTACGGGTATGCGTGATATGAATGGTTATAGTTATCAGGGTACAGTTGTCGACTTTCTGGAAAAACACGACTGGAACAAAACTGCATATGGTCAGACATCTAGTTTCTACAGTACTGACACAGTGGCAGGTGGTTCTGATCCAGCTGGAACTAATATCAAAGAGGAGTATCGTGCAGTTATTCCGAAGAGGAGTAAATGGTATAATGAGATATTAAAATCCAGAGAAATAAACAGGAACCGATAATGGAAAAAAATGGCTTTTTTCAATGAATATATACTCTATAAAAATAAATTGCTTTAGATATGAAGAATCTTAAACTCGAACTCTTCAACTTCAAGAAAGACCTTTCTTTGGAACAAGAAGAGATAACAATGATAGTTGAAGGGCACATGAATGCTTGCAACGAATCATCCGAGAAGGCAGTCATAATCTCTCTTAACGAGAGGCTCAAGCCTTACACATATGACAAGAGCGTGAAGTCTCTACTCGAGTCGCTTAACGACGACATAAAGAGTAACGAGCTTTTGTATGAACTCAAAAACCTTTATAATGTTCTCAATACCCAAAATGGTGGTGAACTTTACAGACAACCAATAAATGTCTTACTTCAAACTATAAATTTGGAGAGTGAACAAGATAGGATGTCAAAAGTTCTTAATGAGTTATCGGTTTATGACTGGGTTCCAGAAATAAAACTTTTTGTTCATAATTTAACAAAATCACCAGAACAAAGAACAAACTTACTCAGTGGTGGTAAAGGTGAATCAGTTTTCACTATCGTTGAACAAGTTGAGGATGGTCACATTGCGTTGGTTAAGGACTCTTGGTTTTTACTTAGTGAAGAAGTAATTGAGAAAACGTTACTTGAGAATCACATTAAGGATGAACAAATTTTGAGGTCACTAAGAACACTTGAGACTGCAATGAATTATGCTAATATTGTTGATGATAGAATCAATTTCAGAATTTCTGAGTATTTGACAATCGGTCTTTCAGTTGAGAAAAAGGGAGGTCTTTTCATAAATGATGATGAAATGGATGGTGAAACTACATTAGAGAGTCTTTTCAATTCACCAATCA